GACTGCCACCTACGATCAACTGCTGCAGAACGAGCAGTTCCTGACAGAAGCCCTGGCACCGGAAGACGACCGGCGCACCTTCACGGCGACCCCGCAAACTTCGCGGTACTTCGTGCGTGACAACAAGGGCCTCTTCAACCCCCAGAGCACCATCTCAGATGAGTGGCTGGAGGGTGTGATCGCGGAGCGGGCAGCTGGCTATGTTTGCTTCCGGAACACGAAGATGCCGACCCACGTCAACGGGACGTTCGGCGCGGCTTCGACTCCGTTGGTGAACGGCGCTGGTCAGAGCAACCCTGGCGCGGGCAATGCGTTTGTCGCGAGCTTCACGCTCAACACGAACGGTTGGACGTCCGGTGGCACGACTCTGAACGCTGGTGACATCATCAGCATTGCGGGTGTCAACGAAGTTGATCCCGAGACGAAGGCGTCCCTCGGTCGTCTGAAACAGTTCGTGGTCACGGCCACGATTTCGGATACGACGGGCTCCATCGCCATTCCTATCGCCCCCGGCATCATAACTGGCGGCGCGTATCAGAACGTTGACTCCGTGCCGGCCTCCGGCGCAGCGATCCTCGTCTGGGGACAGTCCGGCCCTGCAGCTCTGGCGGCCCTGTCTGGAACGCTGATCAAGCAGTCTCTCGGCTGGTACCGCGATGCGGTCGTGTTTGCGAACCCCCCGATGTTGGATCTGTCGCCCCTCGTCAAGATGACGGCGGCTGAGTCCTTCGAGGGTTACAACATCCGCTTCGCTCAGCAGTGGGACCCGAGCAACGATGTGTTGCCCGCTCGTCTCGACTCGATTGTCGGCGCGGTGCTCGCTTACCCCGAGCTTGCCGTCCGTAACATCGAACTGCCGGCCTAAGCCGTCTAGTGGTGCTGGGTAATACCAGCACCACTTCCCAACAAGTGCAGAGGATTTTCAATGGCTAACGTTCAAGTTGGATACGGTCACAGCGACGTCGTCGCTGAGCCGTTTGACTACAACGCCCCGCTGACGGGCGCGACAGTCAACATGCAGACGGCAAAGCTCGCCCTGGTGCCCGCAGGTACCATTGCTACGCTGACCGTCAACTTGCCGCTCAACCCGCCTGACGGCGCTTTGGCGGAGATCAGCTCGACTCAGGTCGTCACCGCGATTACGGTTGCCGCTAACACAGGCGACGTGATTCTCAACGGCGTCCTGGGCGCGGCTTCCACTATCACTCCGACAGCTCAGACGGGTGGTAGCGCGATTGCGGTTCTGAAGTACCGTTACACGTTGTTTGGTTCGGCTGGCGCAAACGCACCTCCGGGCACGGCGACGTCGAACGCCCGTACGTGGATTCGCATTCAGTAGCTCCGACTGCCAGCCGCCCTCACCCGGCTGGCTAGGATGGTGGGCGCCCACCGTGACAAGAGTGGCGTGACAGGTCGGAAGAGACGGCCACCATTTCAGGAGTACGGCATTGACCAAGACCAACCAGCAAGTCATCACTGACGCCTTCACCATTATCGGTGTCGTCGCTGATGGTAAGCAACCAACGCCGTACCAGTCCACTCGTGGAATGTCGGTACTCAACGACAACATGTTGACCCAGCAGCGGGACGGCTGGGCGCTTGGTTGGTTTCCGCAGACTGTCTCCAATCTGACTTCCCTGGCACCGCTTCGTGACGAAGACATAGGCGACGTCACGCTTTGTTTGGGCGCATGGCTCGCGCCTTGGTTCGGTGTGACCATAGCGCCGGACCCAGATCCTACTAACCCGGCCTCGGTAGCCAACCAGATTAAGTGGGCCTTCGAGCGTTTAAACAAGCGCTCCGGCAGGCTTGTTGAAGCTGACCTGGGTGAACTGTCCCGTTCGCAGGGCGGCCCGTGGGGCGGACCTAACTGGCTATGACAAAGACCATTCCACTGCCAACCGCTTCGTATCAGCTGGGCGATCTTCGCGCCAGCTGCAAGCGGTTGATTGGCTGCTACCCAGAACTGTTGGACTCCGACACGCAGGACGACTTGCGCGAGAAGGACCCACCAGAGCCGCTGGCGCTGCGTCGCTGGCCCGGCATCACGACCATCACTGGAACGTCCAACTCGGGCGATCAGGTGCGCGGTCTGTGGGAGATGGCCGGCGTGCAGTACGCGGTTATAGGGTCCAGCCTGTACTCCATAGCCGCCAACGGCGTTCTTACGCTGTTGAACAACGGCGGCTCGGCTATCCCGATTCCTGGCCAGGGCTTCGTCAGGATGACAGACAACGGTGCTTGTTTGGTCATCCTAGTGCCCAATACCACATCCGCCTTCACGTACACCCCCAACGGCCTGGGCTTTCAACAGCTCATAGCGCCGTTCTTTGTTGGCTTCGGCGCGGCAGACTGCTGGTTCGTGGATACGTACATCGTGTTCCTCGCAGCCGGCGCCGGCAATGCGACGACCAACGGCCTTGGCTCTCTAACCTTCTTCAATGACGATGGCAGACAGGTGTCTGGCAACAACCAGATTACCTTCGCATCTGCCGCGTCGTTCACGCGCAGCTTTGGCACGGACCCGTTTGTTGGTATGTGCGTGGATCACCGCGAAGTGCTCATGTTTGGCTCGCGAACCTCCGAAGGTTTTGTGACAGCGCCAGTGCAGACTGGCACGCCATTCATCAGTGCTCCTGATACGTTCATACCCATCGGCGTACACATCTCCGCGCCGTATTCGATAGCGCTGCAGGACAACGCGGCTATCTTCGTGGCCAATGACCTGACGATACGTCGGCGCCAGGGTCAAACCCCGGTGCGTATCTCGCAGCCCGGCATCGAGTTGATTTTGCGTGAGGCGCAGAAGCTGGGGCAGCTGCAGGGCTGTTTCGCACTGACGCCCACGATAGACGGCCATCCGTTCTACATACTGAACATCCCGAACGCCCAGCGCTCACTCGCATATGACTGCGTCACGCAGAAGTGGTTCGAGATTGAGTCGTCTGGCTTCGGGCTTTGGCGCGCTCTGTGTTGGTACAACGGCTTTGGTAAGCAGCTTATCGGCGATGCTTCGAGCGGCACTGTGGGCTTCCTTGATCCTGACGTACAGACCGAATTCGCGGGCCTCGCCAACTCGACACAGGTCATATGCGCCTGGACGTGTCAGCCCATTTACGACAGAAACAACCGCTACACGATTCGTCGTGTGGAGGCTGTCGTTACCGCTGGCGCTGGTCAGAGCCAGACCGTGGCGCCTATCATCGACCTGTTGGAGTCGGATGACTGGGGGCAGACATTCGTCACGGTTGGCGACCTACAGACGCTTGGCCTACAGAGCGATACTGACAACCGCGCCATTTGGTGGAATCGCGGACAGAGCCGCAGTCGTGTGATGCAGTGTAGAGTGACAGACGTCACGCCCGTCTTCTCGATAGACATGCAGGCGGAAGTTGACGGCGGGAAGTGGTAGATGACTATCACGTTGCCAACACTGCCTGGGCTCACGCCCAGCGCCGTGCACAATGTCCCAGTTCAGTGGGACAAGACGTGGTACAAGCGGCATATCCGTGACTTCCTACAGTGGGCGGATGTACGCAACTCTATCTCGGGTCCAGGCATCAGCGTTACCGGCAACCTGAACGGCCCGGCGACTATCTCGATCAACTCAGTTGGAACGGCCAACTCTACCTTCCAGAGCGGCGACGTTCCATTCTGGCAGACAACCAATCCGGGCGGCTTGCAGCCGGCTGGCTTTTTCACGCATTCCAACAAGTTCATTTTCGGCCTAGCGATTCCACTTCCCGATGGAACGAACGGCGCGGCGTTACTTCTGGGCTCCGGATTCGGCGCTGGCGGTAGCGGTACGCCCGGCGAAGCGTGGATACTGACAGACCAAGCGTTCAACAACGTCACGCCCGGTAACACGCTCGGCATCACTGCCGGCGAGACGCAGGGCTCCGGAACGGCGAATGGCGGCTTGCTTTGGCTGCTGGGCGGCGCGTCGTTCGGCGGTGTTGGTGGTGAGCTTCGGTTGCAGGGCGGCACGTCCGCCAACGGCAACGGCGGCATAGTCAACATTTTGGGTGGCAACGCTACTGGCGCCGGTATCCCTGGCGACGTGTTTCTTAGCGCTGGGCAGACGGGCTCGCAGGGCGCTAACGCCCACATCATATCGACTACGCTGGGCGGCGTCCCAGGCGCCATTCGCTTCCGGAATAACTCGACACTGCTGTACGAGATAGAGTCCACCGGGGCGCTGTTCATCGGTAACACTGTGAACAGTTTCGGGCTCAACACCCAGGCGTTTGTTTCTGGTGGCCCTGGCGTGTCGCCCTACTGGCTGCCGGCCAGCACCTTGGGCGCGACGTCCATAAGCGGCATCCTGCCGGGCGGCATGATTCTGAAAGCGGGGCAGGTTTCTGTAGCCTCTGGCAACAACCCAGTGGACGTTGCTATTACGTTTCCGGTGGCGTTTCCAACAGCGTGCGTGGGCGTGTTCCCTTGCTCCAATAGGAGTGTGGCTTCCGCTGGGCAGGCCGTAGATGGAAGCAACTTCGCCAGCAGTATCACACGGACTGGCGCGACTCTGACGATTGATAACTTGACTGGCAACCCTAGCGCGTACTTCGCGTCGTGGTTCGCCATTGGCTTTTAACAGAAAGGTGAGAACATGTCATTAAGCGCACAGGTGCTGAATAACACGTTGGAGTTTCTCCGCCGTGTTGAGATGAAGGGGCTGGAAGCGTTCGCTTTCGTTGAGGCGTATACAGCAGTGCAGAATGAGCACGCGCTGGCGTCGAACCCGGTGCTCGCTGCAGCACTGGCAGCCCAAAAGGCCCAGACGCACGGCCCCGAGCCAACGCAGATTGAAGTCACGCCGCACGAGCCTGCACCGGCATCCGCGGCTGACGCTGAAGCCGGTACGGTAGTGTTGGACGCAGCGCAGCCGGCGCCACACCCGCATGACTTCGTTGAGCACGTTTTCAGAGACGCGCCAATGGGCAAGGTTGAGGAAGCGCCGGCAGCGGCTACGGAGTCACTGGCGTGACCGCCCAACATGTAGCGGACGCCTGTGCGGCTGGCGCCGTGTGTTTGTTCGGGGCTTCACTGGCGACGATCAACGAGATTGTGCAAATCATAGCCGGCATACTCACGGCCATCGCTGCGTTGGTGTCGGTTGCGGTGCACGTCTACAACTGGCGCAAGCGGAGACTGCGGTGAAGTACTCCAAAGACGGGCTGTCGCTGACGGAGCAGTTCGAGTCATGCAAGCTCGTCGCCTACCCCGATGTCAAAGGGGTATGGACGATAGGCTGGGGACATACGGGTCCGCTCGTTGTCCCCGGTCTGACGTGCACACAGGCGCAGGCCGACGCATGGTTGCTGTCGGATTGCGCAGCCGCTGAGCAAGCAGTAAATCGTTTCGTGCACGTCGATGTGACTCAACACGAGTTTGATGCGCTGGTGGACTTCGCGTTCAACTGCGGCATCTCTGCTTTCGCGGGCTCCACGCTCCTGAAGCTCCTCAATGCGAGGGACTTCGAGGGCGCGGCTAACGAGTTTGAAAAGTGGGACCACGCCTCCGGTAAAGTGGTTGCTGGGCTCCTGCGGCGCCGGCTTGCGGAGAAACAGGAGTTTCAGTCATGAGCCATCAACAGGACTGGCGCGATTGGTACATCATGATACACATCAGCATATTCGGCCTCGGGCTGTTGGCGTATGTGTTCAAGAACCCGAGCGTCGCCGCATTCGGTACGATGTGCGGCACGCTTACCACGGTCATTGGCATGTACCATTGGTTCACGATTCGAGACGACAAGACGCCAGACGCGGCGGTGTCGTCATGAAGTCCCGCGGTTACTACCTGGGCCAGATACCTCAGTTTCTGGCCCAGCTCCTCGGATTCGTTCTCCTGGCGCTGCCGTGTATTACACGCGCCTGGGGCTTCCACGGTCAGAAGTCAAACAAAGTTTGGACTGGCGCCAACGCCTATCTGAACGGGCGCGATGTTGATTCGTGGAATTGGGAGTGGCTCAACAATTGGTACGGCAATCCCGAAGATGGCGTCAGTGGCAACACCGCCTTGGTGTGGACAGAGCAGGGGAAGTTGGTGCAATACAACCCGATGTTGAGCCGCTGGAAAGCGTACGCCTGGAGCGCTTGGCGTAATAGCTCGGACGCGCTCAAGTACAAATTCCCGCAGGAGTAGCCCATGCCCGCACTGTTGTTAAAACTCATTCCGTTTCGCGACTACGCCTACGCCGCGCTGGCTATCGCCGCCGTCGTATGGTTCCTACATCACGACCATGTGGAGCGGGACATCGGCGCAGCTCGCGAGACAAAGGCTGTAGCGGTCGCTACAGCCAAAGCCAACACAGCCGCCAAGGCTGAGATTGATCGTTTAAACGCTGCTCACGCAGACGACGTGGCGCAGATCGAGGCTCGCTATGAAAACGCTATTCGCGACAATGACGCTTCCCATGCTGCTGATCTTCAGCGGCTGCGCAACAGTGCCGCAAGTAGTGGCAAAGCCAACCCCGTGTTGGGTGGTGCCAGCGGCGGAACAGCGCCCACAGAAACAGGGGCCGGCAGCGCTGGCAGCCTGGGAAGCGTACCTGCAGACATTGCCCTCAAACTAGCTGACTCCCTGCGAGCCGATGATGCGGCACTCGATAAGTGCTACGCCGACCGTGACGACCTGACTGGAAAATAACATGGCTGGTATCAGCGCTATTGGAAATTTGAATACGGCTGGCTACGCGCCGCAGTCGATGGTTACTGCTACGCAGGGCATGCCCAACACAGCCACTACCGGAACGTCCGGTGGTGGCCTCGACTCGTTGCTGGGCAGCTTGCTGGGAACTGGTGCCAGTGTCTACGGCTCGCAGAATGCTGCAGAGGCGCAGAACAACGGCATCCTGGCCGGCATCGGTACCCAGAACCAGACGATGGGCAACATCAACAATCTGTTCAGCACACAGATTGGCGCTGGTAATAACGCTTTCACGCAGCTGCAGACCTTGCAGGGCGGCGGCGCTAACGGCGCTCCGCCAGACTACAGCGGGTTCATGAATTCGCCCGGATATCAGTTCGCGTTGTCGCAGGGTGAGAATGCCATTCGCTCGCAGGCAGCGGCCAATGGCAGCGCCTACACTCCAAACACGTTGGCCAACATAGGCCAGTTCGTGGCGGGTACGGCGTCCCAGAACTATAACAACTACGTGCAGCAGTTGCTGAGCACGGCTGGCCTCGGCGCGCAGGGCAACAACACGCTATCTGGTGCGAACCTAGCCACGGGCGGCAACATCAGTCAGCTGCAGCAGAACTCGGGTGTCGTGCAGGGCGCTGGTGTCAACTCGGCAGCCGGGTCTATCGGCGGTGCGCTCAGCTCGTTGCTGGGTGGTACCAACGGTTCTGGTGTCGTAAGTGGCATAGGCAGCTTGCTGGGCAGCGCCGGTCGCGGCTTGAGCAGCCTATTTGGCAACTCAACAGCTACCAACAGCGGTGTGGGTGGCTTCGGTAATTACGCGGGCTACTCGTCCGACCCGAACGCGCCGAATTACATCGGCAACGTCGGTAACGTCGGTGGCAACAGCATAGTCAGTCAGTACGGCACGCCGGCAGCACCTGATCCAAACTCGCTAGTAACCGACCCCAACTCGCTGACGAATCCGTACGGTAATCTGGACTTCGGCAACTTCGATACCAGCGGGGTATCCGGAAACCCCTAGCAGCGTCATCATCCTCCACCGCAGCCGGTGGTGACGCTAATTCAAGCGGTCTGCAGAACATCGGAGTATCCGATGTCAATGTGAACCAGTCCACTCAGGACGCCCTGGCTAACACCGGGGCTCCAAATGCGCCTAGCAACGCTGGCGGCTTGGGCGGTCTGTTTGGTTCCGCTGGGTCCGGGCTTGCTACAACCGGAAGTCTGTTCAACATAGCCAACGGCCTGCGCAGCGGTACACCTACGGGTTACGCGCAGTCCGCGCTTGGCGCCGCGGGGCTGGCTAACAAGGCCGGCGCGTTTGGCGGCGCTGGATCACAGGTGGGCGGTGCGCTGGGCGTCGCTGGTGGCGCGCTCGGCATCTACAACGGCATTCGCCAGGGCGGTGTACAAGGTTACGGTCAGGCCGCTGTTGGTGGCCTGGGCGCGGCTTCCAGCATCGCCAGTTTGGCCGGCAACTCCGGCCTCGCAGGAAACCTCGCGCAAGGCGCGGGCGCGTTGGCGATTCCGTTGTCACTGTACAGCGAAGTCAAAGGCTGGCAGTCGGGTGCTACGGGCTCGGACGCGCTCGCTGGAGCTTCGACTGGCGCGGCTATCGGTACGGCCATTCTCCCAGGCTTTGGTACAGCGGTGGGCGCGCTGCTCGGCGGCGCTGCCGGTGCAATCAGCTCGGCGTTCGGAAACGGTAAGGTTGACCCAGAGAATCAGAATTTCAATCAGTACACGCAGGCGTTCAACAGTGCGCCGGCAAGCCAACAGGGCCAGATAGCTGGCAGCTTGCAGAATCCGTACCTGCCTCTGGCGGGTTACTTCGATCTGCGCTCGAACCAGTTGAAAGGTCAGAACCCGATATACGACAAGTACGGACGAATGGGCGAAGGCGCGTTCACCAATGATCTGATCAACCAAGTCAAACAGGGTCAGGCAAAAGGTGTGACTGATCCTACGCAGATGTGGAACACCGTCGTGCAGCCGTGGATCAACTCCATGGGTACGTGGCAGGATTCTAACAAGAGCGCAATGACGGCGTTGATGCAGAACATGACAAGCCAAGTGATGTCAGGCTCGTACCAACAGAACTTCAAAGCCATCGGCGGCGAT